ATCTCCTGCGGCAAGAGTAACTTTGCTGCCGGTCGGGAAGTTTGCTAAAGTCTGAGCTAAATCTGCAGCGATCTTTTCTAATCGCAAAGCGATGCCATCAACGCAAACACGGGTTGCGTTCATCTTTGCAGGAAGTGCATCTTCGTTTTCTTCTCTGTAATCAATTGGATATTCAAGATCGTGTTCGGTAAGAACAAAATCAATTGAGGTTCTATCCTCAGGATTAATTCTGTTTGAATTTGCTCTGATCGCTCTTTCTGTGTTGTAAATCTTGAATGATTCCTTTGTGAAGTGAGGGATCTTGCCTCCTTCTTTTGGAACTGTTACAACAGGGAACAATTGGGTTGCAATCATTATAGAATTATGATAACCGCGAGCAAGGTTTGTTAAAACCGGATCTACTATTCTTTTACTGGCGAGAGTTCCCATACTAATACTCCTATTAAAAATTAAATATTATTTGTTTACTACTTTGTTAATTGCTTCAGCATACTCGACTCCTTCATTTGCAAGCATATATTGAAGAGCTTTTTTATGAACCTCAAGAGAATCTTCATCAAGATTATAATCCTCAAATTCTTCAACATTGACTTTTGCTGATGATGATTTTTCAGCAAAGTTTTCATAGTAGATGATCTTGGGAATAGATTCAGTAAAGTCGAGAAGCAAACCTTTTACATCGCTGATGAATTTCTCAAATGAGAATTCCGAGTTTGAGAAATTCTGTTTCTGCATAAAAGAAACGATGTCAACGATTTTATTCTTCATTGCAGGAGTGAGCGAGCCGTATGCGAGCTTTTCATTAAGTCTTAATTCAAAATCGTTCATCTGGATTGAGAACTGCAGTTCATTTATCCTGCTGTGGATTTTCTTTAATTCATCATCGTTTAACTGAGAAAAGTTTTGTTTCAAATCAGAAACAATCTGATTTAATGAATCGATTGAAACCAGAAAGTTTTTGTTTTCTTGTTTTGTATCGAGTTTTATCTTTAATTCTTTTTCCGGTGTATTAATCTTTTCAAGTTTTTCCTGGATTACTTCTTCTTCATCTTCATCCGGTAAATATTCATCCGAGAAACTTAAGAGATCTTCTTCAAGATTAAATTGAATTTCTTTTAATCCAGAGACTGCAGGAGCGGCGGCACCGAGAAAGCCGACGTGATTTAATTTGAACTCAGGAGTAAAAGAAACACTGCGTTTTTTGAAAGCGCCGTCTTTAACAAGTTTTACAAAATCTTCATTCAATTGTTTTGGAACTGCGATTAGGCGGTCAGCTACTCTTTTAATTTTTTCAATCCAGCCGTAGGCAGGAGCATTGGTTTGAGGATGCCCGATTACGATTGGTGCGGGATCTTCTGAGTTGTAATTCTCGACAAGCTTATCAAGATCTGATTCGGTGTATTCTTTTGTAATGCCTTTATCGGATGTCCAGGTGCCGGTTCTAAAGATTTCAAATGGTTTCATTTTTACCTCGAAAGAAAGTTTGTTAATTGACTTGGTTAAATATTAAAAATTTTATATTTAATTTGCAACAAATAATAATAAAAAAACATAAAAAAATATAACAATGCAAAAGAAATTAACAAACAAAGAAATGCTTTTTGCGTTAGAATATCTAGCTGATGAAAAGATGAATGCTGAAAAAGCAGCACTTAAAGCGGGTTATTCGGCAAGTGTAGCAAGAAAAAAAGCTTATAGCTGGGTAGGCAGAAGTGGGCAAAATAAAAAACCGCACGTTGCTGAATTCATTCAAAGCAAGATTAAGAAAATTGAAAAGAACTTCGATAGAGAGGTTGAAGCTCTTACCTCAAAGTTAAAACAGATACTTGATATAGACTTTATAGACCTTCTGATAGAAATGGACTGGGATCTGTCAATTGACGGATTAAAAAAAATATCCTCGCAAAAAAGAATATTGATTACAAATGTAATCCCCACAAAAAATGGTATCAGGTTAGTTGTATTCAACAAAGAAAAGGCAATAGAAATGCTTGCTAAGAGATACGGGATGTGGAATGAGGACGACAGCGACAAAGGAATTAATGTTACTATCGATACTAACGGATTGGAGAAATATATTTAGCTCAAATGATGAAGTTATCCACATATCCACAGCTTAATTATTATTTCTTTTTTTCTTTCTTTCTTTCTTTGTTGTTGGCGTCGTACGAATTTTCGGAAAATTCGTACGAACTTTTTAATAATTCGTGCGAATTGTTATATTGATAGAGTAAATAAGACAAAATAACGTATAAAAAACATAATAAAACGTAAAAGGAAACAATTATAATCACAAGTTATCAACAGAGTTATCCACATAGCAATGAACAATTAACAATGTACAATGTACAATGAAGGACTGAGAGAATTGAAAGAAAAAGTTTGTGAGTACTGCGGGAAGAATCCTGGTGCTAAACCTGGAAACAAATTTCTCTGGAATGGATTTCTGGATAAGGACACAAATCAATTAGTCTGTTTTGACTGCAGGCATAATCATTATAAAGCTAAAGCAAAAACAAAGTACAAGTATTTGTACACTGAGTTTCCTGTAATGCTAATAGAATAAAGAAAGTGAGTAATGCGAATGAAATGTTTACAACTGACTTACACGAAGTACAAAAAGAAATATTTATTGGCAAAGCTGCAAGATTTAAAATTGTTGCAAAGGGAAGAAGGTTCGGATTTACAAGAGGACTCGCAATGTTTGTAATACTTAAAATGATAGCATATCCTGGAATTAGTGTCCTTTGGGTGGATACTATCTATTCAAATATCGAAAGATATTTTGACAGATATTTTAGACCTGAATTAAAAAAGCTTGCCCGAAAGATGTGGAATTACAACAGGAATAAGAGTGAATTAAAAATTCAGGTTGATAACAAAGGAACAACAAGTGTTCTTGATATGCGTTCTGCGGATAGACCCGAGAACTTAGAAGGGTTTGGATATCATTTGATCATAATAAATGAAGCGGGTATTGTGCTAAAGAATAGAAATCTGTGGCAGGAATCAATCCTGCCTATGACGCTTGACTATAAAGCAGAAGTAGTAATAGGAGGAACACCTAAGGGTAAGCGCACAAAGAAAAATGAGAAACATTTGTTTTATGAGCTGTATGAAAAAGGAATGGTAGACACTACCGGCAGATATAAGTCATATAACTACAGCTCATACGATAACCCTATGTTAGACAAAGAGGAGATAGATGAGCTGGTAAAAGAAACTCCTGCATACCTGCGCAGCCAGGAAATATACGGTTTGTTTATTGACAAGGAAGGAAGCGGAATTATAAAAAATGAGTGGTGGAAGTTCATAAATGAAAATGAAGTGTTCAAAGAAAGAGTAATCAAAAAGATCCAGATATGGGATACAGCATTCAAGGAAAAACAGGAAAATGATTTTAGCGTATGCGAGACCTGGCTTATAACGCCGAACAAATATATTCTGTTGAATGTATTCCGTGACCGGATTGAATTCCCGGACTTAAAAAAAGCTGCTGTTGATCAGTATGAAAAATACAGTCCCAATGAAATCTGGATTGAGGACAAAGCCAGCGGTATATCCCTGATCCAGGAACTAAAAAGAGGAACCAGAATGCCGATAAAAGGAATTTCAGCGGATAAAGAAAAACTTGAATACATAAATGCAGTTACACCTTTAATTGAGCAGGGGAGAGTTTATTTAGTCGAGGGTAAGCAGTGGCTTAAAGAATTTATGGATGAATGCGAGGACTACCCGAATGTAGAGTTTGATGATCAGATAGATATAATGGCAAAGTTTTTAAATGAAGCGAAAGAAAAAATAGCTGAAGGAATTCCACAGTTAAAAACATTAAGAAGAAAAAACATAACCAGATATAAAGGCTTCAGATAATGAGAAACAGAAAAACAAAACTTAAAATATTCAATGAATTTGCCACAAGAGAAAAGCTGGAGCAGATAAGAAGTTTAACTGATGTACTGCCTGATCCGGATCAGATACTTGCAGACAACAATTATGATTTTAACATATACAGAAATCTGTTAACTGATCCTCACTTAATGGCGGCAATACAGCAGAGGAAACAGCAGGTACAGCAAATGGATTTTGAAATCGATCACGACCCGAATCACGATAGGAGGGAGGAAGCGAAAGAATTTTTTAAGCTGCTGCCTGTAAAGAAAATGATAAATGAGATGCTAGATTGTTTATTGTACGGATTCTCTGCACAAGAGATTTATTGGGAGCTGCAGAACGGAAAAATTATTCCCGTTGATGTTCAGGAAAAACCACAGGAGTGGTTTATCTACAATCAAAAAAATGAACTGATGTTAAGAAAAAGTGTAAACGGAGTTTACGCTTTTGAAGAAGGTGAGAAGCTGCCCGAGTTTAAGTTTATAATAAACAGACACGAGCCGACATTTGATAATCCTTATGGATCAAAGATACTGCAGAAATGTTACTGGCCTGTAACATTCAAAAGATCAGCATTAGAATACTGGCAGACAAGTGTTGAGAGATACGGAATGCCTTTTCTGATCGGTTACTATCCAGCTGCAGCGACTCCCGCCGAGCAGGATGAACTGCTAGAGCAGTTAGAGCAGATGATCGAGAATAATGTAACGGTTATAAATGAAACTTTTATTGACAAAATAAAACTGCTTGAATCTCCGAAATACGACATAGGGCAGATTTATGAATTCCTGGTAAAGTTTCACAATTCAGAAATATCAAAAGCAGTTTTAAGCGTTACGCTGACAATCGACAGCGGACAGACAGGAAGCTATAAGCTGGGACAGGTTCATCAGACAATGTTGGAATACATCGGACTGACTGATAAGAAAATAGTTGAGGATGGAATGAATCAATTATTATCCTACTGGCATTATCTCAATTACGGCGACTGGACTGGTCCAACTTTTTACCTGAAGAAAAAGGAGGTAATAATTGTTGAAACTGCGGAGCGTGATGAAAGACTTAACAGAATGGGAATTGATTTTACGGATAAGTATTTAATGAAGCGTTACAATCTTGAAAGTGATGACTTTACTGTAGCAGCGAAAGACGTGACAAGGAATAGGGAAGCGGATAAATGATCGGATTATTTTTAATTTCTTTTGTCTTGACACAAAAGAAACAAAAAGTCAAGACTGAAAATCTTTTGCTAAAAATGATTTTCACTTCGCTAAAAGAAAATAACTCGCTCGCGGACTCGCTCAAACAGATTTTCTTTTTGAACGCTTCGTTCAATCATTTTTTTAACGCAAAATTTTTTATGTCAGACCAGAAGACAATTCTTTTAATGTGCGAAGGCGGAAGACAAAGGAGAGGGAAGAAGGAATGAGTGCAGAAAATTTTCAGATCTTGGTTGGGATTGCACAATTATTCATTACACCAATAGGATTGTTATTGGTCGGTATGATAATGAGGCTTTACAGAAAAATAAAATTGATTGATTATAAACAGGAGGCTCTTGTTCATGCTTTTCAGCACGAAACCGGTAACGGGTTTAGTGAGCAGTATTATAAAAAACTTGAAGAGCTGATAAAGCAGGATGTGTTTGTGAATACAGGGAAGAAGTAAGAAGTGAGACGTAAGACGTGAAAAGTGAAACGGAAAAAGAAATGCAGAGGGCATAGGGCAAAGCTCAGAGCGTAAAAAGTTTAAGTGATCGCTGGAAGCGGAACTTAATTATAGGAGTAGTTATGAAAAACTACGATTTGATCACAACGGTAATTGGTGTTGTTGTTGCCATTGGTTCTGCGGTAATGCAGTATGTTGATTCTTTGAATGGGAGTCCCTGGAACTGGGGAACTTTCTTTCTTGGTATTGGTGTAGCTGTAATTGGTTACTTCTCCCACAAAAAAACTAAAGCCTGATGAAATGGCTTTTGCTATTTATCTGCAGCATCCTGTTTCTTTCGGGATGCTGTGGATCTGAAGTTGTGCTGAGGAAAGTGGAAGTAAAGACTCCTGGAATAATTGATACCCTGACTGCAAGTAAGAGTACGATTGAAATTAAGAATAATGATTCACTGATAGCTGTTGATATTTACAGAGGGATTAAATTAGGTGAAGGGAGCACGAAAGATACTGCGGCGATTGCAGAGTTTATTCCTGCTCTTAAGAAATTCGTTCTAAAGATTCCGGAGAGAGTTGATACTGTTTATATTCAGGATACTATTCGAATTAAACCGTCCGATATAATACTACAAGGAAATGATAATTCAGAAAGATTAATCTGGATTATATCATTTACACTAACCACTATATTTATAATGATTTATAAAAGGTATTCTAATGCTAGAAAATCTCCAAAACAAGCTTAATAACTACCAGATAAATAACTTTACAATTGATGAAATAACACTTGGGAGAAAGATTCCAAAGCATTTGCTGTGGAATATCCTTCCGACTATCCGCGTGCTCCAAGAGTTACGAAACTGGTATAGTAAGCCAATTATAATAAACTCAACTTACAGATCACCTTCTTATAATAAGCTTGTCGGTGGGAGCAAGAATTCACTGCATCTTGAATTTAATGCTGTTGATTTTACTGTAAAAGAAAGAGCAGATCTTAAAAAGTTATTCCTGCAGTTGGACAGGTGGGATAAGGAAAATTATTTTCAGTTTTTACTTAAAGCCGGGAGTATGGGAATTGGGTTTTATGATAATAGATTCATTCATTTGGATACTAGGGCAACTTTGAAGAGAGTTGCACCGATGAGGTGGAGAGAAAATCTAACGGTATAAGTATATGTGCAGTATCGGATTCGAAGCACTTAACTTCCCTAGAAGCACAAAGCTCCAAGCTTGCACATCAGCCCGCCTGACGCAAAACCCGTGTTGGCAGTAGTTTTATTTCATCGACTACCGCAATTCACTTTCTATATAGCGTTGAATAAGTAATGAAAAACCTTTGTCAAGCCAAAAGTCGGAACTTATCATACCTTTTGACATGCCTACTGTTTCGTATTTCTTGACATAGATATTTTTACCTTTTTGCGGATTTTCTCCTGTCAATTCTTTAAATAGTTTGTGCAACAATTTTTCAAATTCATTTCCTGTAGCTGGGATATTTGTCTTTGCTGTTTTTAATTTCATATCTCTCCACAAATGTGGGTCGCCACGAAGTCCCCATTGAGTAGGTTCTGGGTCAAAATATTTAGAAACAAAATTGCCAAGGTTATTGAATTTTTCTAAGTTGTCAGAAAGCTTTTCAAATAAATCTAATACAATTTGATTGTCCGAATTGGTAGCATTTTTCAAAGCCTTAGGAAAAATAGAAATACCATCATAAGTGTTATAGTGCAAAGTAAGTTCTTTCTCCTTATAGATAAAATCCCAATAAATTGAGTCCGTGTCACTAAGTTTATTTTGAAAAGAAATGTTCAAACTTATTTGAAGAATACCAGCAATTTTAAGAAACTCTTGCACCGGGCAATTCTCAACTACAATTGCTTCTGTCCATCCTTTACTGTTGTTTACTTTCATTATGGAAACTTAGGTTTTTTAAAAAATTACCACCAACATAATTCCTTACGCACTGCGTGATAACTTAAATTTAGATCTGGTATCCGCAATATTAAAGACTAATATAAAACGTTAATAATTAATTATTTATGTGAAACAATTTATATAAAGGATTCTTTTACTTCAAGAATTTATGAGCAATCAAAACTCCATTATCGGATGAATATTAGAACTTAATAAGCTATTTTTGCTAAAGGAAAGAGTAATATGAAAATATTCTGGACATATCTTAAACCTTATCGATGGTTAGTGATGCTGTCACTGATATTAGCAGCCGTAGCCCAAACGCTAACTTTATTCGATCCGGTAATATTTGGGAAGATCATTGATGATTATGCACTGAATCCTGGTGATAAAAGTGAAAATGAATTAATAAATGGAGTTCTGTTTTGGTTAGTTATTGCTATTTGTGTTGCAATACTGGCTCGTCTTGCGAAATCATTCCAGGAATATTTGCTGAGATTGATTGTACAAAAATTTGGTATGCAATTATTTAATGACGGTCTTCGCCAAACTCTGCGGTTGTCATACCAGGAATATGAAATGCAGCGAAGCGGCGAAACAGTTTCGAACCTGCAAAAAGTAAGAACTGATATTGAGCGTTTCCTAAATGCGTTCGTTAACATCATTTTTTCATCACTGGTAGGCATCGGCTTTCTTATATGGTACGCCGTTACTACACACTGGGCTTTAATACCGGTTTTTATTATAGGCATATTGGTACTTGGAGGACTGACAGGACTTTTGAGCCGCAAGATAAAAGCTACCCAAAGAACTATCAACAAGGAAACAGCGAAACTAGCCGGGACAATTACTGAATCACTGCGGAATATTGAACTTGTAAAAAGCCTGGGATTAACCTATCCGGAAATCAGGAGGATGCGTGGACAGACTCAAAAGATTTTCGATCTAGAAATGATCAAAACAAAAAAAGTGCGCTTGCTTTCTTTTTTACAGGGGTCTACTTTGAATATACTGAAACAATCTATCCTATTCATTTTACTATGGCTGATCTTCAGAAAAGTTTTATCAACAGGGCAGCTGATTTCTATGCAGGTTATAATCAATACTATATTTGGCCCTTTACAGGATTTAGGAAATATCATTCTTTCTTACCGGGAGGCAGAAGCAGCACTGATAAACTTTGATGAATTGATGAAAAAACCAGTTGAACAAAGGCCGCAAGATCCTACGGAAATCGGTGAACTGGAAACTATTCGTTTTAGTGATGTTGTTTTTCGACATCAGGCTGCATCACAGAATGCCATTGATGGAATTTCGTTTGAAGCGAAAACAGGCGATACGATTGCGTTTGTCGGCCCTTCAGGCTCGGGAAAGTCCACACTGATAAAACTACTGGTTGGATTATATACTCCGGTAAGTGGTAATATTTATTTCGATAATGTTTCTGTAAAAGAGATCCGGTATAATAAGGCAAGACGCCAGATTGGTTTCGTTACTCAGGACACACAATTGTTTGCAGGCACAGTTCGTCAGAATTTACTGTTTGCCAAGGCAGATGCGACAGAAACAGAAATGATCGATGCTTTGGAAAAAGCGTCGGTGCTTCACATTTTTACAAGATCAGGTAAAGGGTTAGATACAATTTTGGGGGAAGCTGGTATGCGACTATCAGGAGGGGAAAAACAAAGGCTCTCCGTAGCACGTGCGTTACTTCGAAACCCTCGATTACTGATCTTCGATGAAGCTACTTCTTCACTTGATTCAATCACTGAAGAAGAAATTGCAGAAACTATTCAGGCTATATCATCGCAGCGTAAACAAATTATTATACAGATAGCTCATCGTCTTTCTACTATTATGCATGTAGATACAATTTATGTATTGGAAAAGGGTAAAATTGTTGAAAGTGGTTCTCACGATGAATTGTTGGAAATCAAAGGTCTTTATTATGCTATGTGGCGACAGCAGATAGGTGAAAGAGCAATTAAGCTTTAATTCCCGAAATAAAATAGTTTCATATTAGGAGCGTTCATTAATGACTGTTAACTTAATTATTTACGCAATGAGTGATAAGTTAAATATAAGTTGGATTGACGAAACTCGTTTTCAATTTGAACAAACGCTCACAATCAGTCAATTATTATACTGAATTTATTGGAAGAAAATTTAGCCTTCAAGAATTTTAAAGAAGTTTAATTTTTAAAATATAAGTAGTGGGATGTTAAATAATCCGGGACGGCTCCCCACCGTACCCACTATTAAATGAAATAATAAGATTTTAAGTTACTGAACAGAATTGTTTGAAAGCTGTTCTTGCAGTTGGAGATTACTTTCAAATGAACCGGAAAGCATTTCAAATTTAGAAGTTTTGTATTTAAGCAAGCTGCTTATCATTAAATTAATATTTTCCACAAGTTCGCCCGGATCAGAATCCGCTATGAGATCGCAGCTTGACTCAAGATTAAGCAGATCTTCATAAACTTGAGCGAATTTTTCTTCCTGTTGGGATACAATTTTAATTATATCCGTGTGTTTCATTTTGCCTCCTTGTTAAATGAATGATGTTTGAAATTTTGCAATAATAATAATTATAAGAAATGTGCAAAAATATTTTTTGATAAATGGTATTATGTTGTGATTAATAGTTGTTTTTAATTCGCCTAAATTTTTTTGCTGTTGATTTCTAAAAGTTTATATGTGCCGTTAGATTGCTTTATTATTTCTTTTATACGTCTGTCTCTTGAAGCTTTTCTCTGCTTCATAACATTTTCAAATGTTTCCTGAATATCTTCGGTTGTGACATAGTTTTCTACTCTAATTAATAATCCGCATTCCCGCGAGCATAAGAATTCAAGGAATGTGTTGAATTCATCAAATGTAAAGTCGATATCTACAGCATACATTCCAAGGTTCAGCGGGTTGGAAATATCGAGCAGGCAGTTATCGCTGGAAGCAATTATGTTTTTTAATGCCCAATATTTCCCTTCACCCGCCCAACCATATTTTGCCCTCAGCAGTTTAAACTGAGGTTCGTTGTGAGAATCGCTAAAATGTTGATAATAAGTGAGGTTGTGTTTCAATGCCTCACCTTTGCCCTCTCCTTTGAGAAGAGAGCGAATAAAACAAACTTTTAAAAGTTTTTATGTAAAGCTTAAATGCTGTTTTAATCAGACGATAAATGACTTTATTGTTTTTTTCTGCTACACGGATTTTACAATATTTATTCCAGGCTTCGATTATCAGATAATTATCTGATGGAATTACGTTAAAAAATGTTTCCAAGTTTAGAGTACCTTTTGAATAATCAGCTGTTTTTAGTGATATAGTCCATAATAGCTTTTTCAGCGGTACGGCCGAGATCAATATCTAGTGTAGCACAAAAGATTTTGAGTTTTTTGTGCGCTGGTGTACTAATATGAATGATCTTGTCGCGTACAATTTTATTTGTTTTTGATAAGGCTGTGGATGCTTTTGCCTTCATAGTAATCCTGACTGTTATTAAATGTGTTATTATTTATGAAATCCTGAATTGCTTTCCGCGATATTTTTTTATGTGAGTGTCCAGGGGGCAGGACATAGTCCAGGTGTCCAAACTCAATTAAGTGAGAAATATAGCTGGGGGAGAATCCCAGCAGCTGCGAAGCTTTTTTGATTGAGAGCAGTTCCCGGTTGTGCGCAGCTGAATTATTTAAGTTTATTTGTTCTGACATACTAATGAAATAATTTTCTAATGATAAAAAATAAACATAAAAAAGATAAAAAATAAATAAATAAACGTCAAGAGGTAAAAGCACTAAAAAAGGAAAGTCTGATTGCTCTGGCTAGGCTCAGAGCAATTGTTTTTGTATTATTTTTATAAAATTACTTGAACAAAAGAAGAAAAGAACATAAATTATAGGCAAGTAAAAATAAAATTAACCAATTATGGAGTTATTATGAGAGCTAAGATTGCACCGGAAGATCTGAAAGAGCTTATACTTATAAAGTTCGGATCATTGGACAATTTTGCAAAGAAAGCAGGATTAAACAATAGTCAGGTTTCTGTTGGACTAAAGCAGCAGACAGCAAGGTTTATGGCGCTTGTAAAAAAATTTGGGATAAGCGTTCAGATAAACGATGAAGGAAAAAACAAAGTCGGGAGTGAAGAGAGTAAAAATCAAATAAAGAACTTAATGGACAGAGTAGCAAGTCTTGAAAAAATAATAAAAGAAAAAGAGCAGGTAATTGAGCATCAGAATACTATGCTTAAAATGATGACTCAGTTTGTTGAGGAAATGAAAAAGAAAAACAAATATTATTAATTATTATTTAGTCATAATGGAGGAAGTATGGCGACAGTAAGAGCATTAAATAATGTGTTATTTATTGATTACAGAGTTGGTGGAAAAAGGAAAAGAGTTTCTACTAAACTAAAAGACAGCAGAGAAAACAGAAAAAAAGCTGAGATATTAAGAAAACAAGTTGAGTATGAAGTATCCACAGGACTTTATTCTGAAAGGTTAAAGCGATTAGATAAAAAGGAAATGAGTTTAAGCAGGGGCTTAGACGAATTTCTAAAATCAAAAGAGGACCTGAATAGAAAAACAGCCGATGGTTATAGGCATGCTATAGAGAAGCTAATTAAATATTCGGGAAACATCGCGATAAAAAGAATAACACCTGAACTGGTGAAAGAAGTTAGAGTAAAATTAAACGCAGATAAATATCAGGCGAATATTACAGGTAAAAAAAATCTTTCAACAAATTCTGAAAAAAAAATATACAAGGAAAAAACTCTTAAAGAAATAACTATTATCAGTTACTTAAATAAGCTCAGAATTATTTTTAATTATTTTGTGAAACAAAAATATATTTCAGAAAATCCTTTTCCCGCTCAACCAATTAAAATTAAACCCGTTGTTACAATTCCAGATAAAGAGTTAATCGATATATTATCAAAACTCAAAAGGGATAACAGAGAGCATTATAAAGTTATAATGTTTTT